CAGCCTGTTGGCGGTGTGGCTGAAGGCCATGGAACAGGCACACCAACGGGTAATGCCGAACCTTCTCCCAAACCAAGGTTTTCGAGAGCTGTTTTCACCGTGCCATCCGATTTGATATCGCCAAACGGATTCTTGCGGCTTAACAGCAGCGCACGAAGCGCGGTAAGCAGCTGGTCATGCCGCCCCTTCTCCAGGCTGGCACCGGATGCCTCCACAACGCTGCAAAGCTCCTCCTGCAACATGTCAAAGTAGTCATCATCCAGATCGGTGGCAGGCGTGCCAGTCTGGGGGTTACCACGGGTAAAACCGTTCTTACCCGCGCCGAACTTATCCTTCTGCGCGGTTTTCGTGTCTATACGATGCATGGATTACTCCGGATATTTAAAAATTACGTAGGTATGCGACGGGCAGAGTTTGTTAAGCACACACTCGACAACGGTGTCACCCCAGATACGCAGTGCGGAATCACAGGGATCGCCACATGTCATCCAGGTGGTGTTGGTGGTGGTTGGCATGTTGACCTGCCAGTAATACCGCCATTCCGGCGCATTCACCGCGTCAGTACAGGCCGATGAGCAGGTGAACGTGCTTTTGTCGTATCGCGTGATGGTGGCATCTGGTCTGCCCAGGGCAGCAAGCTGTGCAAGATAAAAATCCTCGTTGATGCCGCCCGCCAGGTTAACCTTCGCATCCAGTCGTTGCTGACGCTGGCGAAGGGTCTGTGTTCCTGCGGGAATACATTCATCCGGCAGGCCGCACAGACGCTCCCAGCGATTTATCAGTTCGGTGGTGGTGCGCGGATCCAGCTCCCGCATCAGGGCATCCGCACGCTGATGAACGCGGGTTAATGACGGTGCCGCACCGGCAATCGCCGGATCGCTGGCTGACCACGCCGGACCGGGCGGCAGCAGTGCCGACAACAGACGGATGTAATCATCGTTTGTCACGTCCATGAAATCGTCCCCAGAACCGCCAGTTCATTTTTTGCAATGGAGATATTTTCCGCCGGTGCAAGCAACTGATGGCTGTATTCCCCGTTCGCACCGGAAATCGCTTCACTGATACGCGACACCTTCAGTTCTCCCTGCGGATAACCATCACGCAGCAGGAACGAACGCAACTCCGCGGTGATGGCAGCCCGTATTTCCGGTGTGTCCGGCGTCACACGGATATGAAAATCCACCGTATGCGCCACCGGCCTGAACACATACAAATCAGAGCCTGCCACCGGGGCCAGTGGCCCGATATGTTGTCTTGCCGCCGTTTCCGTTGATTCTTCCGGAATGGGATTAATCAGGTCACTGCTGGCAATCATCACACCGACAGTCCCCGTTCCCATCCAGTGACGGTATGCCCATGCGCGGGTAATGCCGGGCACTTCTTTAGCCCAGACAACATAGTCCCCGTCAGCCCCGCCCTGAGGAGTCCAGTAATACCGCTCAATGACGCGGGCGCGCCACGTTTCCAGATCTTCAGTATCAAATCCACCTGTCAGAGTGTCTGCCACGCCGGAAGACGGCAGACCATTAACCGGCGTAACCAGGATTAATGACGTACCGTCGTCAGCGTTACCGACCGCGCCTGCACTTGAGCAGGCGATCGGCACGCGCAGGACACCACCGGCGCTGGTTGCATCGGCAGTTGCCGTGTACTGAACCAGGTCATCGCGCTGAATAACACTCCCGGCGGTCACCTTCAGGCCATCGCTGACGCCTTCCCAGCGCATATACCCGCTGGCAGCCGTGGCCCCCTTGCGCGGACACCGTTTCATCGCAGCATGTCGCGCCAGCCAGGACTCATCGCACAGGTCAGGCAGCATATTCATTGCCAGATAATCGATGTACCCGTAAACCGTATGCAGCGCCGCCGCATACACCTTTGCCCGCACGTCTTCATCCATGCGCCGGAGCGTGTCGCTGACGTCCAGCCTGGCAAATAAATCGTTACGGAGCATACTGATATTTTCTGCCAGCGTCGGGCGCTGAAATTCACTGTCCGCCATGCGTTATCGCACTCCACAGATCATCAAAAGAAATCATTACCGGTCCGTCACGACGCCAGAGAGTGATACTGTTACCCAGTTCATTAATCCCGGTGCGGCGGATATCCAGATCAATACGGGACACCACGCCGTCATCAATCATCCATTGCAGGCATTCGCGGATATACCCCCTTACCGTCTGCACCAGCTGATTGGTCAGTTTGCTGCGCTGAAGCAGCCACAGTCGGGAGCCGTAACGGTCATTCTGTACCGCAGGCCAGGTATCCCCCCACCATCCCATCGGGACGTCGGCGTTGTCATCAGGCTCCGCCCGCCGCCAGGTAAACAGGGAAATCACCACGGCGCGGGTCAGCGGATCCAGCGGTGCGCTGGCGCAGGTGCGTTTACCGTTCACCGTCAGCCACAGTTCCATCATGCCTCCATCGCTTTATCAGGTTTGTCGGTGTTACTGCCCTGACCGTTCTCTCTGTGACGATGCCCGTTATAGGCAAGCCGCATCGCTGACATGGTGGTGCCGCTGGAGTCGCACAGGTCTTTCACCTGTCCTGTCACTTCCAGGTCCATTTCAAAACGTGCTTTAGGTGAATTGCGAAACGTGATCGTTTTACCTGCACCGTCCACCACGATCCCCTCCCGGGTCAGCGTCACAGACTGCCCCTGATCGTCATAGACAGCCACCTCACCCGTCTGCAGCCCTTTCAGGCGGTAGCGCCGGTCCGACACCGTAACAACCACCGCATGAGAGCGGTCGCCATCCGGAAACAACACCACCGCTTCCGCACCGCTGTTTGCCCTTGAGGTAAAACCGTAGGGTTCAAGATGTTCAACCCCGGCTTTGGGTTCACCGGCAATCAGAGACACATCCACGGTCTGACATTTCGTGGCGGCACTGATGCTTTTCACCACGGCCCGCCCAATCAGGCCGAGGAGTTGTCGCTGCATGGCTTCAATCGTCCTCATCAGAACGGATCCTCCTGTACTCTGGCTTTTTTCTTTTTCCGCGCGCCGGGGGCTTCGGGTTCAGGCAGATAAGCATCAGGTGGGCCGACACGGATTTCCGTCAGGGTGCCGTTCTGGTCCTGAGTAAACGTGACTTCCGAAACAAGCAGTTCGGTATTGTCGAAACCACAGACCGGATCAAAGACAATCACCCGCTGGTTGGGCTGCCACAGCGTACCGTTACCCTGTCGCCAGCCCTGCACCACATAGGTGGTTTCATCCGTCCGCGCCGCCCGTTGTCGGGCTTCAAAGTCCGCACGGGCAATACAGCCTGCTCCCGTAGCCTGCCCTGTCTGCCTGATATACATCGGACGGTAACGGGCAATAAATGCGTCCTCTGTGCGGGCCCGCAGCGCGGTGGTGGTGGCCTCACCGAAATCATCGTCGTTTCCGGCACGTTGCCCCGCCACCTGGTAAACAGAAAATCGCTCCCGGATACTCTTCTCCGTATCGCAGGAAAGGATGTTTTCCCCGAGTACCAGCGCAGTATGTGCCCGCGTTGAGCCAATACCGCCAATCACCAGCCTGCCGTGCGGGTCGTCGTAAGCCAGTGCCTGCTGCTGACCGAGTATTTTGTTGATTACCTCAATCACCGTTTCACCGTGATCAGGCTGGACGTCAGGAATAACACCCGACGGCGCACCGTTGTTCACCACCTCAATGCCGAAGGGCGCAGCAAGCGCCTGCGCAATCTGTACCAGCGATCGTCCGTTAAACTGTGTCGGTTCGGCTGCACAGTCAATCAGATCAGCGGTCAGACTGCGTCCGGCAATACCGGTGCTGACCGAACGGGCATCGTAACGAACGGGCGTCGCCTCCACCCAGCCGGTGATCACCAGCTCATCACCAATCAGCACCTCCACTTTTGAACCGTTTTTAATGCGCGGCTGAAGCGTGGTGATACCCTCATCTCCCGGCCACTGGCGGGTGATCTCCACACTGAAATCCCGCGCCAGCCGTTCAATACCGGCACCGATGCGCACCGATGTCCAGCCATTCCACTCCCGGCCATTTACCCGTAGCGTGACATTGTCGTTCATTGCACTGGCACCTTCAGAGGGATCACCGGCACAAAGCCGGGATGCGTAATGGCATTACGCCGGATAATGTCCGCGTCACGCGCCGCGTTATCAAACCAGGTCGCCGCCAGCACCAGCGCGGGTAAAACCTCATCCGGTGTGCGCTGAATGATCCGTGCAGACTGTTCAAGGCGCGTGTTGATATCCGCATTCAGATCTGCTTTCACCCGGCGCAGCGCCAGAAACAGCGCATCGCTGGTTGTACGGGACAACTCCTTATCAATTGCCGTATTCAGTGTGTCGCGAATGTCAGTCAGTTCTTCCCACGTCGGCAGGTCAACCGTGTTTTTCACCGCCGGTGCATTGTTCAGTGCCGGATGCGTGACGGAAGGCCAGCCAGTGCTCTGCGCGGGTGTTGTTGCCTGCCCCACTGCGGAATTCTGCATCACCGCGGAAGTTGTTGGCGCAGGCAATCGGGTGACGGCATACGCCGCTTCGCTGATTGCGGTCGTACGAAGGGTGCTGGCAACCACGTTACGCTGCTGCGTCGCCGTGGCGGTGGTTTTACTGTCCGTTTTCCAGACGCCGCGCGGTTGCAGATCGCTGCCGAGGCTGACACCGGAAAGCGTTTTGATCATGGTGACCAGGTCGCTGGCGTTACCATAAAGGCGTTTCCCGGTACGCCACATTTTCTGCACCTGCTCAACGAAATTTTTGCCTGACGATGGCGGCGGCAGAAGTACCGAGATATCCCCCTGCAACAGCCTGGCGGCATCCGATACGGCAGAATCCACCACTTTCATCGCATCAGAAACATACCCCAGCATTATGCTGGCATTACCGATAACGTCGTTCTGCACGAAATCCGCCACACCATCGATACTGAAACCGCTGAAGCTGTCACTGATGCAGTCATCCAGTGCAGAACAGGATGACATCAGCGTCTGCGCCGTCGCCGCACCTGATGTGGGGTAAGAGAGTTCTCCTGCTTCGACAAACTTCAGGTCAAAGCGGACAATACGCCCTTCACTTTTCGATGTGCTGACCCGAACTTCCCCGTCAACACAGACTTTCAGCTCACCATATGTCGGGTGGACAAGCGTGCCGGGACCGGGTTTATTCAGCGCGTCAATCAGGCGATCGCGCTGGTCAAAGCAGTCATCTCCCACCACATAAGCTGTGATGGACGGGCGGAAAGTGACTTTTCCCAGATCTTCGGTATAGGGCTTGTCGCGGTTCGGGTATTCATGTGTTTCCACACGGCGACCGGTTCCCGCACTTTCTTCTTCAACCTTAAACGGTACGCCGCGAAATGACGCATCCTGAAGCCTGTCTTTCCACGTCATATAAACTCCGGATACAAAAAACCCGCCAAATCTGCTTTGTCAGTTATTTACATCGCAGAAGATGTGGCGGGAACCTAATATTTTTAATTACTATCTGAGTTGAACATCAATGGAATAAATATCACCACTCTTTATAAATTTAGAATCTGTCCTTTCATCAAAAGATTCAAATGACTGTACCTTTAAAAACTTTTTCATTTTATTTTCAAAAATACTTTCATTAACACCAGTTAAATATTTGAACGCTCTACCAGCAAGGACCTCATTACTTAAATCCATTGTGTTTTTATTGTCTTTGAAAAACCAAACAATAACCTTTTGTGGGCATGATGGATTATAAACAGATATATAAAACTGCGGCTCATATTTTTCATCAGCGTCATCACTAAGCATTTCTTCAGAAGATAATTCTCTTCTGAATTCATATTGCCGCTTAGTTATTCCTTCATCCTTTATTATCTCTTGCTTAACTGGTGCAATACCTATAGAAGAGATTAATTCTGACTCATTAAAGCTGAACTTACACTCTTCCGCAGCCAAGTTAAAAGATAAAAGTGCAGATATAAAAAAAACAAAGATACGCATAATCATCCCTTCAATCATTTGTAAGGAATGATTATATTAACTACTTAAAGCTGAAAACCCAAATTATGCCAGACAAAAACACATTAATCATTTTGTACACTACCTGAACCGCGTATAGCCAACATCATGGCTGACATCAAAACCGCTGGATCGCGTTTCCATAACCCGCATACCCGGAGGCGAATTCACAAAAGATACCTTGATCTCACCATCAACTTTTGGCACAGAAGCTTTGTTAATCATGAAGGGATTCGAGCCTGTGGCATCGGAGGCGTTGTTTGACTGAGCCGGATCCACCGCCGGATAAGGTGTGTATCCCCGCGCCGGTATTCCCGTCCCATAAGCATCATAAGCACCCGCGCCCCACTGCGCAGAGTTAATGGCATCGACCGTGTCACCGGAACTGTCGGTAAACCACTCAATAATTGGCTTCAGCTTGTCCCACATATCCTGAAACCACTTAACAACCGGTCCCCAGTTATTGATCACCATCCCCAGCGGCGACCAGGCAAAAACCTTCTTCAGAAGTTCCCAACCTGCCTCAAAATAAGGACCAATGGTTTCCCAGAGCTTCTTGAAATAAGGTCCGACAACATCCCAGTTAGTGATAATTAATCCCGCAGCCAGAGCAATCGCCGTCGCAATCATGCCAATCGGCGTCATCGACATAATCCTGCTGACAATACTGATGGCACTGCCCACGCCCATCAATCCCAGTTTCAGAATCGCAAGACCGGCAGCAAGCCCGACGACGCCGCGAATAACCCGGGGATTTTCATCCGCAAACTTCGTGAATTTCTCCCCCAACTCCCCCAGCCATTGTGTGATATTTTTAGCGTCACCAGAAAATGCGCCGCCAATAGCCGCAAGGCCGTTAGTTGCGGTCCCTGTCATTGCCTCCCACAGGTTGGACAGCGTACCAAGCTGTGCCTGAACACGTTTATTCAGGCTGGCCTGTTTATTCATCTTCTGCTGGATCTGATCGTAGCCATCCTTTCCTTTATCGATTAGTGCATTGACCACCTGAAGGGTTTCGGCATCATCACCAAATATTGCCTTAAGTACACCTGTTCGCTTAACGTCGGTCAGTTTTCGCAGCTTTGCCAGTTGCCTGAACATGTTATCAAGACCGCCAAAACTTCCTTTGCCGTCAGTAAAATCGAGCTGTACCCCGAGTTTCTGGCGGGCCATAACTTTATTAACGTCCCTGATTTTCTTAACGCTTAATCCGGACTGGATAACTTTTCGCAGGGCATTACCTGCCGACTCCCCGTTCATCCCCATCTGATCCATCATGACGCTGATGGGGGCAAGGCTCTGTGCAGCCTGAAGACCATCCTTGTTCACCATCTTCAGAACAGAACTGGTTTTAGTGAAGAAGGACAACATGTTGGTATCGTCAACGCCCAGATAAAACGCCTTCTGGATAGTGTCGAACAGCCCCATCATGTCTTCTGACGCCGTTCCGGTAGCATCCTGCATCTTTGCAGCAAACTCAGCAGCCGCTTCCGGTGTTTTTTTCAGTTGTACCGCAAGATAAGCTGTCGCTTTACCCACACCACCCAGAATGTTTTCTGCCGGGATCCCCTGACGCACCAGCATCTGCATCATGTTCTGGAAATCAGCCGTTGTACCAGGTAGCTGGTTACCCAGGCCAATAGCCAGTTTATTGATGTCCTGAAAGCTCTTTCCAACCTCGCCGTTCGCATCCATCATGGCGACTTTCAGCCCGGTGGCGGCGTTTTCCTGATCGGCATAAGATTTCAGGGAAAGCGTCAGACCCGCTGCCAGTCCGCCCCCAAGCGCCAGCCCACCCTGTGACGCTTCTTCCGCCTGGCGTTTAAATCCCCGGATTTTCTTTTGCATTTTCGACAGCGCGGGAGAAAGCCTGTCGACACCGGTGATCAACGCCTTAAGCTCAAATTCAGCCATGTGTGCGTTTCTCCTGCTCTATCCTGTTTGCCTGACTGACCAGTAAGGGAATTTCACTGATCGGCATATTCAGCAATTCGAAAGGATTAATGCGCCAGTAGCTGGCGCAGTCAAAGAAGCGATCAGTGAGGTATTCAGCCGTCAGGCATGGAGGAAAAAACCAGCCACAAGCCACGCCGCCGCATTCAGGTCTGCCGGAGACATCTGGTCGACAGAGATTTGCGGCACTTTCGCCAGCCGCACAATGTATTTCGACACCACATGCGCCAGAAGTTTGACTGACTCATCCTGATTCATCTGGTAGGGATACCCCAGCTCGCGGACATCCTTCCCGGTGGGCTCATCAAACTCCAGTACGGAGAGTGTCTCGCCATGAGCAGTAATCGGTTTCTTTAACTCAAGCTCTTTCATTACTGGTAATCCCCTTCTTCACCGTGGAACTCAAGATCAACCGTGCCTTCTTCGGCATTATGGTTCGCTTCGCCGTGCAGCCAGGCAGACGACAGTACATAGACCTGACCGTTCGCCAGCTCGGCAGTGATAGTCATCTCATCAGACGAGGTGATTTTGTTCACCGGAAAATTCTTCGGCACCTTGAAAGTCCCTTTGACATAAGGCGCACGGTGAGTTTCCTTGCGGTCCACTGAACCGTCCAGGCCGATGATGTCATCATTGACCGTCCTGTTCATGGGCACCTCAATGCCGCCGGTCAGCGATAGCTGTTGACCGTCAATTTTGAAATAACAGGTTCCCCCGATACGGGCCATTATGCAGACTCCTCTGAATACTGAAGACGGAACTGGTTAACCACGGCAAAGACACGCAACTGGTTAACATAGTCAGGCGGGAACAGCGTGTTCAGGCGGTTCGGATCGCTGGCATCACGCTCCACAACCAGGTACTGCTTAAACAGTTCGTAGTTTTCCACGATCCCCGCACGCTCAAGCTGACGGTAGGTTGCCAGCAGTTCCCCTTTGATCACCGCCGGTGTGACAATCGCCTGACCGGGACCAAAGCGGGTACCGTCGCTGGCAAGCTTGTGACGCCCGTACTTACTGGTAATGACGGATTTCAGTTTGCGCAGCACATACGCGCTGGTATGCAGCGTCTCGCTGTCGAGGTAGCTGTTATCCGCAACACCGTAAGCGTTTTTCCTGTACGTGGTGACATCACGCTGAATGCGCAGCACCCCGCTTTCGACATACGCCGTTGCCACGCCATAAGACAGCAGGGTCTGTTGTTCGGTCATCGTGAACCGTTTCCCCTTCGGCGCAGGCAGCATACCCACCAGCTCACCGGTCTGCGTGGGACGTGCCGGATCGTTGCGAATAAACACCGCTGCGCGGGCGGTACGGCTTGCCGCCAGCTCGTCGGCAGGCGTCTGGGTCTCTTTTTCGTATCCCGCCAGGGTAATGTGCTGCTGGTTAAACTGGTCACCTGCGGTCACCAGTTCTGACAGCGTGCCGATCTTTGCCGTATACACATGACCATACAGCTGACGCGCATAGCTCCAGCGACCGCTGGTATCGTTCATCTCGGTCACCAGCGTGTTAACGGAGGCTGTGTCGTTGAACGGCAGGCCGATATAATCAAACGGCTCATCCGCCATTGCAGCCACCGCGCCGGTGAGAACAGGAGCGCCCGTTCCGGCGGTACCCGTCGCCACGGCAATCTGTACGCCCGCTGGCAGCACTTCGCCCCCACCAAAGCCGTAGTAATTGAGGCTGACAGGAATTTCATTCCCGCAAAGCCCCTTATGACGCGCGGTCAGTGTGACCACGCCTGCCGAAGATGAGGCAGTAAACGGCAGGGTCGGAACGGCATTGATGGCATCTTTGATACTGCTGGCAATCGTCGCGACGTTATCGCCGTTGGTCACCGGTGCCTGCACGCGGGTACGTCCCACATAAACATTCACCGTGCCGGTTTCGGTTGCCGCGCCGGTCACCGTCAGCGTAACCGTTGCCGCCGCGCCCGTGGCTTCCGGAACGGCAATCACATACAGTTCACCAAACGGGTCGGTCTGGCGATAAGCCTCGACCATACGCGCCAGCTGACTTCCCGCACCACAAATCTGGCGTGCATAGTCTGCCGATGGCATCAGCACCAGACTGTTGGCAACAATCTCTGCACCGTTATTGGCATGACCAATCAGCAGCGATGCTCCGCTGTCCTGTGCAGTATTCGCCGCCGAGTTATCCATTTCCGCATAAAAAATCGGAACCAGCGTATTCGACGGAATGGTGTTAAAGCTTATCGTCATCGGTATTCACCTTTTTATTCACGCGCCGGATATCACCCGCTGCTTCACGGCGCAGCCAGTAGTTGTTCTCATCAACATTTCGCCCCTCGGCGGGCAAAAGGTCGCCGCGGGCAGGGTCAGGAACTGACCGCCCTTTAACAGGTTTCACAAACATGAAGATTCTCAGGAAGGAAGGGTTATTTCGGTGTGATGTTCGATATCGCCGTCAGGCCCGTTACCGGGATCGAGATAATCAACATCAATCGCCAGCGTTCGCAGTTCATCCAGACTGTTCAGGTCATCCTGCTGGCGGGTATCGTCTTCGGTCAGCTCGCTGATGACCGAAAAATCGAACTGATAAATCAGCTCATGACGATTCAGATCCAGCAGCGTGCCGCCGTCATAGGTAATCGGGTTACCGCACGCTTCCGGGTTCCAGCCCAGCAGAGCCTTAAAGAGCATCTGCCGGACATCGTCCACCACATCATACGAGGCAAACTGACCGCGCTCATCACGCCCGTTACTCAGTATGACAACCACGGAGAAGCCCTCTTTCAGCTCCTGCCAGTAGTCGGTCTGGCTTTTGTTTTCTCCCGGAGAGTCATCACCCGGTACCACATACGCCGCCGGGAGTCTCAGCTTTCCGACCTCCGGCAGATTTTTGAACTGTGCCGCGCCTGCCACCCGTTTTTCAAAATACGGGCAGCGGGCACGCAGCGCAGCAATAACAGGCGTCAGTTTCATCTGTGTCGTCGCTCCGGCTTCAGTGATTTACGCAATTCCCGCGCCAGAAAATAGCGTGTCCAGCTGCGGTTCTTTTCAAGAGTTTCCACCATAAAGTTATTACGTGGAGCCAGCCGCCAGCCGCTGCCACCGGATGCACCACGATGATGACTACGACGACGTTTTGCTCCTCCCCGGACACCAAAAAACAGAAACGCCGGATAGAAGTCACCAGAGATCATCCGGTTCCCCTTCCCGTTGCGCTGGTTAGGGGCAATGCGTGTCATAAAACCGGCTCGCTTTTTACTGGCTCTCGGCACCATGTAACCAATCGAACGAGCCAGGCGTCCGGTCTGATAACCGGGGTTTTCACCCGGTGCCGACCGCGCACGGCGCATCACCAGCCGACGGGCATCACGCATATGACGCTGCCCAATCGTGACAAACGCCCTCCGGACACGGGCGCGGTTAAAGCGCATCTCCGCGGGCTGCTGAACATCAACGTGAAAAAAGGGAGTCGCCATTGCTGCCTCCGTGACTCTGCGTAAATTCGCCCAGTTCCGTACACTCCAGCAGCAGAAAGCGCCGCGCCCCGTTCAGATCGCGCTGACGTTTCACCCGGTACACACTGTCATCACAGACCACCTCATAATCAGCAGTGATCCCCCGGCGGTAGCGAATGGTGATGTAATGGGTGATGGCATCTCCGGTCTGCGCGGTTTCCTGCCAGGTGGTGGCACTGGTCTGGATAACCTTCGCCCATGCCCGGAACGCAACCGGGTATTGAGGCTCCACGCCAAAGTTATCCGCGGGCATATCCACCCGCTGGCGGATCAGGACGCGTTTATTCAGTTCGCCGGGGTCCGGCAGAATGTAGGTTGCGCTGGTCTGCGCCTGACGAATTTTCATAGTGGTATAAGGCGATAAGGAGCAACCAACCAGTTAAAACTCATTGGCAACTCCATTTTCTCAACGTCTGTAACCGTTGAGCGGTTTTCGTAGAAATGGCTGACAAGTAGCAGGAGCGCAAGCTTCACATCATCAGATATCACAAGCCCATCAGAATCATCCGCAGGCCTGTCATCTGCGGTTGCATACAACGTACGGTTAAGGAAGTTTTCCGTCCGACTCTGAGCGGCCTTCCCAAGCAGTTCAAGCAACTCATCTTCATCAGAGAAATCATCATCCAGACGAAGCTGAAGCTTAATCTCTTCCATTTTTAACAGCATAAAACCTCCTGTGCCCGCCAGAACGCGGGCACAAAAAAACCGCATTACGCGGCGTGCTGTATTACGTAAAAAGACTAATCAACCACCAACGCTACCTTTCCCCACCAGCGCTTTAATGGCAGAGGTGTCTTCCAGGATACAGTCAAAACGATGGAAGGCCAGAAAACCGGTCTGATCATATTCCGCGTAACGCTCAACCAGACGTTTAAGAATCATGTATCGCACACGACGGATAATGAAGCGATCAAAGTCACCACAGAACATGAATTTTTTACCCGCCCCGATATCATCAATTTCCTGATCAATGACATACGGTACATTCAACACTGAAGCAGGTGCCACACCAACAATATCCGGCAACCATAAAGGGCGTCCCTGACCGTCTTCCATCTCACTGATCAGTTTCAGCGTATTATCGTTAAACGCCAGGCGGAATTTCGGTCCGCGACGATATGCAGGATCAATGCTGTGTTTCAGAGCCAGAATTTCCTGCCATTTCACCGCATTTGCCGCGGCAGTCTGTGTTGTGCCGGTCACTGATGCTGCCAGCCCTTTGGGTTGTTTAGGCGTACCAGCACCAGTTCCCTGAATCAGATAACGGGCTTCACCACGACCAATACGTTCAGCAATGCGACGGGCAAGATAAGCTTCCATATCGATCGCGCTGTCCTGCAACAACTCATTAGACACACGAATGATTTTCGATGTCATTTTGAGCGCCCCAAGGCTTCCCATACCGAAATCGGTGTCTTCTTCACCGGCTTCTTCATTTTCGCCCAGCAGAACACCAACTTCGGAAGTACCATCAGCTGTTGCCCACTCCATAGTGCGACCGTCAGAAGTGGTCAGAATCTGCGCCACACTGGCGATGCCACCGTAGGATTTCATCTTCTCAACAACTTTCGCCAGGAATGTTTCTGGTACGGTATATCCGCCCTTTTCATCCTGAGCTACACCCTGAGCACGAAGTTCACGCAACGCCTTTCGTTCTTCTGATGTCAGCTCACTGGCACCGTGACGCATCCACTTATCAAAAACCTGAGCTCGTTTCTCATCCTGTTGCGGATTGTTTTCCGGATCAAGATTCTGACGCTGCTCTTCCTCATTGCTTTCAATGTACGCCTGATCCTGACGACGCAGTTCTTCTTCGCGTGCAATTCGTTCATCAAGCGCTTCCAGTTCGGATTTTGCTTTGTTCCACTCAGTGCGCTGCTCTTCCGTCCATGCGTTATCACCAATTTTTTCATTCAGGGCGCGCATGTCAGTTGCGATAGTATTACGTTTCTGTTTCAGTTCATGCAGTTTCATGATGTTTCCTTTACGCGTTAAGAAGGGTCAGGACGCGTTCACGCGCCATACGTTGATTAATGGCTTTCTGTAGCGCGCCGCTGTTGCGCGCCTCCTGCCATGCTTTCATGGAGCGAACAGCCGAGTCAGCCTCCTGATAGGCAGGATATGTCACAGGACTGACATCCAGCAGACGGGAAAAGCGGGTTATCTCGCGAATAACAACCCCATCCTCATCCTGATACCACTCCTCACCGTCACGGGCGACACGGAAAGCGAAAGATGACTGGTTAATATCTCCACGTTGCATCGGGGCCAGCACCAGATCACGAATGGTCTGTGTCTCCGGAGCCTGGATGTCATAGCGTAATCCGCGCTCATCAACTGAAAGATTCAGCGTGCCTGCTGCACTACGCCCAAGAATAAAATTAGGATCGTGATTAAACAGTGCGCGTACATCATCACCAAGCACATCGTCAAAAGCGCCGGGCCGGATGATTTCGCGGAATGAACCGAATATCAGCTCAGAACGACAGTCAAACACCGATCCATAACCGATAATGTGCGCCGGGTTATCGTCATGCCTCTCAGCACGCACCTCACCGCTGTAACAACGGATTTCACGGTCATTCATTGGTTTTTCCCTCATCATTTTTTGGGGGCTTAAAATCTCCTGCCGGGTTAGCAGCATTCACGCTTACCAGCATCTCATCCAGCCCTTCAACCGGATTCATATCCTCGAATGCGCGGGCCTCATTACGGCTCATCCATCCATCGGTAATAGCGAAGTGATAGAATTGCGCGCGCTCCTGCGGAGTTCCGCGTAAAAGCCCCGTCAGATTGAACCTGACGTAATACCCGGCGGCTAACTCAGCGCGGGTAAACAAGCGACGGTTAAGCTCCTGCTCCCAGTTCGTCACCCACGGCATCATCGTGTAGCGGACAAACTGAATCGCCTGCGCAGAAATATTGGAGAAGGTGGCTTTTTCGAGGTCATTAATCATGTGCGCAGGAATATTGAAAATACCGGCGATCATTGAACGGTTCAGCTTCATCATGTCAATGATCTGAGCGTCAACTGGCGACACAGTCAGTGCCTTGTAATCCAGATCGGCTGGCAGCAGCATGGTTTTGTTTTCCTGGCGGCGTAACGCCTGCGATGCCTTCTGCCACTGATCTTTAAGCCAGCCCCAGCTTTCCTTATTGAGTCCGCTTTTAACGGATACTATCCCCGCCGGACGGGCATTACCGCTGAAGAAGCTTTCTGTGTACTTCTGACCGCTCATCCCCATGCCTATTGTTTCGGCATGTTGCATAATCGGACTCAGCCCCATCTTCTGATTATTACCCAGCGCACGGATGTGGATCATATCGTCCGGACTGATCGCAAACGCCCCATATTCGTTGTACAAACCGTAGGTATATCGGCCACCAGTATTCATCAGCGTCGTTTCCCACGGCATACAGCAATCCAGGGATATGACTTCACCGCGACGATTACGTTTCACCCAGGTATACCCATTCCCCCAGCCAAGGATGTGACGTTGCTTCAGTTCGCGCCATTTGTAGCTGGTTTGCCAGGTATTGGGCTCATCATGAACCAGATAAAACGCCGGATGATCGCGTGCGGGTTCAACCTTCCCCTTGTGCCTGCGCATAACATGCAACGGCATCTGGGCAAGGCTGGAAGACAGGACATAGATACAGGAATACACCGCAGCCAGTTTCATCGCAGTCTCAGGACTGACATAAACGTCTGCCCGGAACAGCCCATCAGTATCAACGGCATCACCGGTTATCGGGGTGGAAGGATTCTCCAGTGATTTACTTCTGAACAGAGCATCAAGCAGCACGCGTCCCCCTTCTGGCCATAGCCAGTGCGCCCACCAGCAGTAAAGCACCGGACAAAATCAGAGCCGGAGCCATACCAAACTGCAGGTAAACCCCGCACGTAAGCAGGCCAAAACCAGCCAGCCCGATAACATCAGCAATTAGTGATTTCATAGAATTAAGAGATCATCGTCCGGATCAAGAGATGAGAGGAAATCGTCAGGTTCTTTGAGCATTGCCCGACCGATCGTCATAATCAGTGCAACCGCACCATCGATTTTGTTTTCCGCCTGCTCCTTGACGGGCTTCACTAAATCATCGTTACCAGGCATGTTTTTGCCGACCACATTGCCGATACACCAGGTCATGATGGGATTGCCGTCATGATGAAAGCGCCCCGATTCAATCGCTGCTTCCAGCTCTTTCATCGGGTCGGACATATTGGCGAAGTTCTGGACGATAGTAACGGGATTCAGGTCTTCATCAGCAAGGTCATGTGACAGCCCGGTCGCCCCGAAAGGGTCGATGGGTGACTCACTGACCGGGCTGATTTTGTTCGCCGCTTTGGCCTCTTCGAGGATGTAGCGATAATCCACCTCTGCACCATCGGTAACGGTCAGAACGCCCATTTCCACCCATTTCTGAAAGCGTTCGGCTGTCCGGCGATCTTCATTTTTCTCGACGCTGTACACCGTGTCATACGGTACCCAGAAACGCGGGGCCACACTGTAGTAATGCGTTTTACCGTCAATCTCGCGGGTATAAAGTCGCGCCATGCTGTTCATATCCAGCTTACGCGCCAGGTCAAAGGCCAGAATGCACGGCTGCCCCTCGAACTGCTCAAGAGTCAGTGATTTATCCTCGCAGCTCTGCCAGCTCACCAGGTTGAAATACGCCGAACGCGCCGACACCCAGATATTGAGGTGTTTTGTTTTAAAGACGTTTGCCAGACGGGCGTTATTTTTCGCACGTTGCTGCTGGCTTAACAAAAACTCGCGATAAACCGACACACCGATATTCGGGTTAGCTTTTTCAAGTACCTGCGGGTCGGTCCAGTCGTCGCCTTCGTCAACGGTATAGATGATCCCGAACAGTTCATCGTTGGGCACCGAGCCGTTGAGCATCTCGATGACTTCCCGCCGTTTGTCGTAGCACGGCCCCTCAATGTTGTACCCGGCGGTGGTAATGGCCCACATCAGTGGCTGGCGTCGCGCCCCCATCCCGGTAAGCATCGTGGTGTAAAGCGCATCTGTGGCGTGCTCGTGATATTCATCCACCACGGCACAGTGGGGTGATGAACCATCACCGGGGTTACCGATCAGCGGTTCAAACCGCGCACCATCCTCCGGACGGTTCATGTTTGAGGCGTTAACCTCAATCCCGAACGCTTCCGTCAGCATGGGTGTGCGTTTACACATCAGTCGTGCCGGACGAAAGACTTCCCATGCCTGTTTCTCCGTCGTGGCACCGGAATACACTTCCGCGCCGAACTCGTTATCACAGGCAAAACAATACAGGGCGACACCGGCAGAGATTGCCGATTTGCCGTTCTTACGGGGGATTTCGGTATACACCTCCCGGAAGCGGCGCAGCCGGGAGCCTTTATTGACCCAGCCAAACGCGCAGCAGATCACAAAGAGCTGCCACGGCTCCAGCGTGATGGGCATCCTCTTGAATGCCCACTCACCCTTGGTGTGCGGCAACAGCTGAATAAATTTGGCGGCCCGTTCAGCCAGGTCCTTGTCGAAGCGGTAACGAAACGACTTACTTTTTTCCGCCATCAGGTCATCAAGATGGCGCTGGCAGGCCTGAATCACAAACTGGCAGGCCACAATCTTTCCGCGCACGACATCACGGGCATACTGATTGGCAGCATTTACGTTGGGGTAAGATTTCCGGCTCATGATTCGATGATTTTCAGATTGTCAGAAACGGGTTAGTGGCTTTCTTCTTCCCCGCCAGGCCAATCAGACGCTGGCGGCTGCTGGGGTCGAGTCCGAGCATTGCCCCCGTGCTGCTCATCTCGGACTCCTGTTCTTTCTTGGCGGTCAGCTCCGGATTTTTGACCCTGCCGCCCATTGCACCGGTGATGGTGTTGCCCTGGCTGGCAATATTTTTCACGGCACGTCGCCAGAACTCATAGGCTACGCACCACCGCTCAAGCACCGCGAGGTCAGTCACGCACAGCAGGCCCTGACCGCAGAGTTCTTTGGTTGTCAGTTGCCACATGATCGTGGCGAGAGGGAGATTTTCTTCTGCGAACCACTCCGGTGGCTCAACACCTTTGATGGGCGTAAAAACAGGTTCATCTTTATTCAGGGCTCGCTTGCCGGGGTTTCCGGCCAGCGCCTTGCGCGCCGTTGGCTTGGGGCGACGCCCGGAACGCCCCGCCGTTCCAGCCATATGCGGCACTCCTGGTTAAATTTCATTTTTCGCGGGTATAAAAAAACGATGGGGCGGGCAGTCCGGAAGACGTCAGGTCACAGAGATTTGACCCGCCCCTCCCCTCAGACAGTTGAGAATTATTATCACTTAAGTCGTTCACGGGCCGTCTTCGCCTTATGACACGGCCAGCACAGACTCTGCAGATTACAGTCGGCATCAGTGCCGCCATGCGCTTTAGGGATGATGTGGTCAACGGTTTTCGCCTCACGCACCACACCAGCACGCAGACATAACTGACACAGGCCTTTGTCACGCTTCAGGACACCCGCGCGGATACTGTCCCACTTCGAACCATAACCGCGCTGATGACGGGATTGTCCTGGCTTGTATTGCTTCCAGCCCTCGCTTTTGTGGCTTTCGCAATAGCCTGACGGATCAGTCGTGGTATTGCGGCAACCGCGAAAACGGCAGGCTTTTGGGGTTCGTGGTGGCATTTATATCCCCTCTTTGGTGCACGCTTACAATGCGTAAAAAAGCCTCGCATTAGCGAGGCTCGTTTATATCTTGAAGGTGAATACTTATTGTCTTATCTATCCACGGGAAACATTAAGATTATTACACCCGTTAGTTGGGAAATAAAACAAAATGCAGGTGGTTTATTTATTCTTTGCTGATTGCTTTCTGAATGGCATCGGCTAATGGTTCAATTAAGCCAATAGCTGCTTTTAATTCCTGTTCAAATTTTGCACTTGTAGCCTGACCACCTGCAGAAGAAAGTGAGGCCTTAACTAATTCAAGGGCAGCTTGAACAGCTATAACCCTCTGTTTTTGAGCTTGAGTTACAGGCTGAGCACCTATTCCTGAAGGGAAATAATTCTCTAACATTACAACCTCCGTATTAAAAAGTGAGGTTACACATTACCCTTAAGATTACTCTTAGTGAAGAGGTATCTCATAATTATCACCCTTACCAATGACGCTTGATGAAATTTGTAATGGACTGGCTCTTATTTCAACGCAACCACTTACCGCGCGCCAGATGCTTAACCTCAAACATTAGCAATGAGATGTTTAATCTGAATCCACTCCAGAAGTAATCACCACTCTGTCTACAGGGCCTGATGTGAAGGATGATGAGTAAAATTATCGCTATCATCGAAGGCATTGCGTCCTGATGTACTCCTGCAGGTAGTTAACCTGTGCGGTTATCCTGTCGATTCCACTTCGGAGACGGTAATAATTGAGTTCAGCATCTGCTGTAAGTCCTGGGCTTTCTCCATCGCCCATGCCGCTGGCTCTGGTCGTTGATTTTGCACAGGTGGCGGCGACTTGCAGGCGCTTACGCCCAGAAGAAACATCAGCACGGAGACTTTCGATAGTCGCGTTAGCATCAGCAAGCTCCTTTGTGTATCTGGCGTCAAGTTCTGCTACGTCACGTTGACGCTTCTGCATATCAGAGATAGTCGCCATAGCCGAATCTAATGCCATAGCGTTTTCGTCGCGCTGTTTTTTGTATTCAATGGCTTTATTGTGGTAATGATTCGCTGACCAGACAAGACCACCAGCAATACAAGCAATAAACGTTAAAATGAGCGCCCAATAACTCATCTTCATACCAGCAGCGCCGCCCGCGCCTTGTTGTATCGAATCTTACGATCCTCAATACCGTTCAGACCGCCGTTAATGATGCGCGTAACACGAGTAATATCGGCACCGTAGACCATGCAGCCTTTAGATGTGTAGAACCATGCAGCTGAGCGCGCGGCCTGTAGCTCCTGCTCCAGTTGTTCAGGTGAAGTCACCAGATCTAACTTCAGCGCCGCGCCACAGATGCGATAATTATGGAGGCCAGTGATTTGAATTAATCCTCTACCGCGATATTTCCAGCCATCACCGGGTGCTTTGTTACCCAGCCGGTTGCTATACACCAGATTGGCAATAGCATCCTGACGAGCTGCATGTCCGGATGTTCTGCCAAGGGCATCAGCCTGCTGCTGTGTGATCCTCTTTCCGAACGTCGCCACCAGCGCAGATGGTGTGTAGTTAAAATTTTCAACTAAGGCGCGAAACCCCATCGACTCATGGCCTACCTGAGCGATAAACATCGCCTGATCCGCTGGTGCTGTAATGCCGAATTCCTTCATCGCCGCATCAATGTGCGGAAACCAGCGCGCAGCCAGCCCGGCGCTAATACCAGCCGCCTTTTGAAATAATTGTTGGTTCATTAGTGCCTCAGATGATCAACCAGACGTGCAACGTTGCCTCTGACGGCCACCAGCACGGAAAGAAAAATAGTGTTCGCCACGATAATGGGCCATGAGGAATGGGGATAAATCCCACAGAGATAGGCCAACGGAACAGCACTGTATGTAACAGTAATCAGCCAGGCTAAACGTGAAACCCAAGGACGATGCCGCGAATCACCACGACGATAAAACATCAGAGTAATAACAACACAAGCACATAACAGCGCATTTATAGTTGCTGTCGGGTCATTTAGCTCCACCCGAACCTCCCCGGCGCGTTATGAGCGCCACCAGCGAGCCGATATCCTGATTATTCAGGAACGTCAGGATTTTAACGGCTAAAGCAGAGACGATTACGGCACCAATAGCATCCAGAGGTTTATCACTGTATCCGGTCAAGTTCGCCAGCTTGGAGCCAACCAACCCAGAGCAAAGAATCCCGGCAATATATGACACGATAAAATATGCCAGTCGGCGCGATGCACTCAGATCTGCTGCTGTTGCTATGTAGAATACAGCCCCTGCAAATGCGCCAAATACAACGCCGTAATCAGTTCCGGTCAGCAGTCCATAAACACTGGCACCCGTCAGGGCACCACCAGCCAGCCCAGTACCGGAAATCGGATCGGACATTTAGCCCCCTCTTAATTGCTGTTGGTCCTCTCAGATATGAGGGGAAGGGATCTTAATGACAGTCTGTTTATTATTTCAGTCAAACACTACCCTGTTGATGATTTCTCAGAAGCGAACTTGACTCCCAGGGGAAACTCAACTTTCCGTTAAAACCACCAGCAGACATTCGTTCAATTTCCACAGAAATATCACTGAGCCGTTCTTCAAGCTCTGCTTTTTCTTTTACCAGACGGTTATAGCGGCTTAGATGAAGCTTTTGCTGCTCCAGCCAGTCTTCAAGCTGTTCAACAGTCATACCAGGGTTAAAAAAATATGGCTGCTGCTTTTCGCCCTGCATTATTGACCTCCAGAAAAGCAAAAACCCCGCCGAAGCGAGGTTTGTTATGATTTCGTTAACGGCAGACATACAAAGCCCATCGTTAGGAAAATCCTAACCAGATTTTTTGAAAAATGCAAGAATCATGTCGCTATCTTCGGCGAAAATCATTTATCTCGTCACTTTTCTTAATTGCGCCTCAGCATATGCTTCTTCCTGCCAGCACTTTGTCACCAGTTTATCAATGACATCTGCATATCCTTTGTACCACTGATAATCCGTCAGGTCTGGTACCAGCTTCTGGACATGATGCCGCGCCAGTGTGGTTGGTAAACGGCTAAACCGGTTTCCATTGCAACGCCCACAAATCTTATAAACAGGCGTGCCATGAAGCCGGGTCCTTTTTTCATCCAGGACAATACCTTTACCCTTACACCCTCTGCACGCTGTGCTGACTTCTCCCTTACCATGACAATGCTGACATAGTTCCTTCACCCACTCTTCCTTGATAACAGATTCACCGCTTCTGGAGTGTTTCACCACTTCGCGCAATACATTATGAAATCCAGTACCAGCACAATGCTCACAGCGAGCCTTACTTGCCGCAGACCTGGAATAATCAGCAAAGGCAAAATTCACAAGGTAAGGGATGAGCTGTAACCGGGTTTCTTCACTCAATTTATTCAATGTCGGATTATCCAGTGCCATCGCGTAATTGAGCAGACCTTCAATCGCAAACTGAGGATCCTGAACACCAACTTTTGCCAGGAATAAGGCAAACCCAAGCGGTGCTTTCGACTGCACCATCCCCTGCGCAGCCATCACATCCGTAATTGTTAAACCACCAGAGCCTGTCGCCGGTGCGTCATCGCTCAGTTTTGGAGATTTCGGGGAGTAATATTTCGGTAAGGCTTCAAGGTTCATGCTCGTTCTCCACTTACGCCAGTACGCCTATTGCCAGCGCACGATCGATAAAACGAAATATCAGCTCCAGCTGGGAGCCATACTTCTCTTCAAATGCCACGGTATCCGCATGCAGCTCGTCGTGATGCTTTCTGCACAAAGGCAACACAAAAAGGTCATGCGCTTTTGTTCCCATTCCACCCTGACCGTGACCTATCAGGTGGTGGGGATCATCAGCGGGCTTTCCACAACATGCACACGGCTGTGTCTTAACCCAGCGCGTGTACTTTTCATTAACCCAGCGGCGACGTTTTGGGCGTAACATAAAAGACTCCGGCGACTCCGGATCCACTTTCAGCGCCAGCACCTTTTTCGCCTTATCCTGGATGATGCTGGTGGCAGGAACCGAAGGCACAAGGTCACTTTCCCGGGTAACAGACGGCACAACAGGCTTCGGTAATCTCAGTGCCTTACGGGCTGCACTTTCCGGTAAGGCATCCGCCAGATCATTACGAATCAGCCACCAGCACAGTTCCGGCATTGTCACAACGTGACTGTCATCAAAACCGAGATCCCGACGCACAACAGACAACACCCAGCGGGCACAGTTATCCGTTGCCATTGATTCCAGCCGTTCCGTGAACTGATCGCGCAGTTGGTTATCGCAGTGCCAGCACAGACGGATTGCACCCGGAGCGTGTCGCATTGTGGTCATGTTCTCGCTGTGCCAGTCGGAATGAGGCCACTGGCAGCCTTTTTCACGAAGTAACCAGCTTTCAAGACATTCCACGCCACCAGCACGACGGATCACTGCCTCATTGCGGAACACGGCCCGAACGGCAGGATCATCCGCCAGCGGTTGTGATGCCGCCGGAACGGCACCACTGGCGAAAGATGAATAACGTTCCGGCTCAGGCTCCAGCAGGACACGCCCCTGCATAAACAGGGGCATCAGCTCTGAACCTGGCCTGAACAATACGATCCCCATACGCGGGGCAATTTCAGGGGTCAGTAGTGCTCTCACGGTCACCTCAATGAACGGTATCGAGCAGCTTTAACAGCTCAGGGAATCGGGATTCGAAGAAATGCGGCTGCGTCTCGCGCGGATTTGCGGGACTGGTGATGTTCTTGCCGAACATGCAGCCTTTCGCCGTCAGCGACCAGAATTTTTTGATGTTGTTAATCCCGGTACGGCTGTATCGTTCGCGCTGCTCGACGATCCCCAGCTTCACCATCTGGTGATATGCCTGATTAGCCGTCAGGCGGATACCATACTGTTTCAGCAGTGCACTCAGTGACAGTGTCGGGCGACTTGAGCCATCGTGTGCATCAGCAGGAGCATCAATGGCATAGCGCGGTGCCAGATTCGGTAAGCCAACAGCCTCCTGGAGTTTCTGAC